AAACAGAGAACATGCTATTAACCCCTTTACAGATATTTGAAAAGTGATATGATGTAGTCACAAGGATATATTATACATAATATAGAAAGGAGAGAGAAAATGCTATTTAAAGAAGTACGGATCAAACTTTGGCTGTTCAGTAAGGCACAGAACACTGCTCTGAAATACAAACAGCACATCATGTTGAACCCTATTGCACATGAGTTTGGCGGTGATCTGGTCAATGTGATTGATGAAGAGGGCTATCTGAGACTGCAGGTCAAAGAAATTGAACACACTGTCAAGGCGTCACACCTTGAAATCTTGACAGACAACGGATCATTCTATTACTGGTGTCCTATAACATCAATACATGAGGATGACTATCCAAAGATTGAAACAAGCAACCTGAAAACTGTAGATGATGACAAGTTCAAGAAAGAGAGGAAAAAGGTATGAAGTGGTTTGAAATTATGAATGCAATCAAAGAAGTTGACTGTCTTATGGCACACACCCCACACAGTCCGGCTGAAAGAGAACAGAGAAACAAGTTTGTCAGAGAACAGCTTGATGAAATTGTTACAACTTGTTACAAAATCAAGGATGAACTGAACAGAGAAGATGAAGAGATCAAACAGATCCAGTCCATGCCAAAGACTGCAAGAGAGTATGTGCAAAATCCTATGAATGAAAAGGAGTGGGAATGATGTTTGAACTCATACTGGCACTGACATATATCACCGTGAGCACTCAGCTAATAACTGAGTGCATCCGGGATATCAAAGAACTGAAAGGGGATACAAATGAAAAAACAAATAATTATTGAGTTTGATGATGAAGAGATGCAGAAATGTCCAAATGGTCCTGATGGAGAGTCTGGTGTTTTAAGTATCACACCAGATGAGGTCAAAACAATCTATAAAAATTGTTATAAAGTTGCTGAACTGATGTGGTCTATATTACCGAAAAGCAATAGTAGTGAACAAACAATATACAATACGGAATCATTGTTGAAAAGATTTAGTAAAATAGAAGACTGCATCCTCGATATATCATCAATAATGCATGATGTTGAAGAAAGGAATCAACCATGAGACTGAACCCGTATCTCATCAACATTGAGAACAACAAAAAGATCAGAAATTGTTTGAGGAACATGAAATGTCAATTAAAGTACATTGACTACAACTATCTCATCAATTATGATGCCCATGCCGTTATGGTACTACATGAAATTGAGTCCGAAATCACCAAGATTGAGACTATCTTGGACAAAATAGCGAAAGGAGAACAACATGACTGAAAACAAACTCACAACCGTTATTCCAGCATATAATGCTGACTTTGACAAACTGGCTCGTCTGCTCCATACAATTGCAACACAGACACCCTGTGATGTGATAATTGTATCTGACGGCGACAAGAAGAAAGATGAATACAGGACCATAGCCGGATCTATCTTTGACAATCGATTCCGCGTCAATGTCATCAACTGCACTGAAAATCTTGGACCCGGCGGTGCAAGGCAGAAAGGTCTTGACATGGTCAAAACACCTTATGTCAACTTCTGTGACGCTGATGACCTGCTTGCCTCTCCACTCATCTATGAGAATGCAATCAGAGTCCTTGACAATGACAAATCAATTGTGTGCGCCTCTTATTGTTTTTTACAGCCCAACGATGAGATGACACAGTTCCTGCCCCACATGAATGACATGATTTGGACCTTTGGTAAGTTTTACAGAGTTGACTTCTTGAAGAAGTATGATGTGAGATTCCCTATGTATGACGGAAGATATCTCCGTGCAAATGAAGATACATCGTTCGATCAATGCATCCAACTTTTGGCAAATGAGCGTGAGCGCGTTGTCTTCTTCAAAAATGCAGCCTATATCTGGATGCCTAAAGAGGACAGCATCACCCGTGTCAAGTACAAGGATGATCTGAACCAGTACAACCATGACCAGTGCTTCTGCGGATGGTTATTATCCACCACATTAGCAACACAGCACGCAAGGACTTTCCGTCCTTTTTCCGGACAGATCTTGCAGAGCATAGCCACCACGATGATTCAGGCTTTCTTCTACTATCAGAAGTGTTTACATGAGGCTCCATTCTTTGCACCTCAACAGTGGTACTACATAAAGAAGTTCTATCATGAACAGTACTCTGAACTGGCTGACAAGATATCCGATGAGGCACTTGCTGAAATTTACTCTGTAATATCAGCACAGAATGGACAGAACATGATACACATCATCCCGTCCTTTGGTATCCGTGAGTACTTTGACAAACTCAAAGAGTCCACATTCAACCCTGATGAAATCTATGACATATGGGCTGACATGTACAAAGAAGACCCGGAAGCACTTGAGCGCAATGTGAAATGTGGCGTTATGCCCAAAAACTACTGGCGCAAATCTACAAATGTGACAATTGCCAAGAAGAAGAAGAAATGATATATTATTTGTAGATGATGAATCAGGTACACTCCTCTCCACCTCAATGACATCATCGTTCGTTTACACAGATGCCCCGTTGTGAGCCTAACCACAGCGGGGTGTTTTGTCCAGAAAGGAGATACAATATGAAAATACAAGTTGCTGACAAAAACTCTACAAAAATCAATCTCAATAAAATATCCAAGAAACTCTCAAAGTCTGCCAAGAAGCGTGCCAAAGAGCGTGAAAAGGCAAGACTCAAAAAACAAAAAGAAAAGGAAAAGACAAGACTTATAAAACAAAAAGAAAAAGCAAAGGAAAGACTTATAAAACAAAAAGAAAAAGAAAATGCAAAACAGACAAAGTTGCGTGAGCAGGGCAGAGACCTTGCATACAATGCTGTTGTGTATGAGCGTTATAAGAAGCGCGCTAAAGACTTTGCTGACTATCTCAGGATTGATGGATTTGAACTGTCAAATGAATATCAAAGAGCATTCAATGAGCCTGAGAAAACATCTGTCACACTTTCAGAACTGAACTCTGCAAAAGCGTTCTTTAGTCGCGTGTCAATGAAGCGTGATGCAAGGCGTGTCTATCATGAGTGGTGGAAATCAACCACAATCAATGGTGTGTCAATGGTCAGATCATCAACCGCCTACAATCAGAATGTGAATGCCCGTGCCGGTGAGTCTTATGCAGATTTTGAAAGATGGTCAAAACAAGACCCCAACTCTAACAAAGGCTATGCAGATATGGTTCAGAGACTGAAAGACAATGTTGAAGAGAACCACACTGTGTCAAACGACATTCTCAAAATGTATCATGACCTTGTCATGGCACAACTCGGACATGAACCCAAGCCCGGTGAAGTCACTGACTCTGTGAAGATCCCTACAGACTATGACCCCACAAGTGACGACCTTGCCACAGAGTATCAGAAGCTGTGGGACAATCACACTATCAAGCGTCTAAACATTACAAATCCGGATGTTAGACAGAAACTTAACCACATACTCAAACACCCGTATATGAATGAAGATATGTATAGTGTATATATGCAACACCGCACAAAAAACAATGATTTGCTTGAGTCAGCGTTGGATGAAAATAACTTAGATGACGAGGTTGAAGGTGACAGACAATCAATCTATGATAAGATACAAGAAGTCATGAATACATCCTATGCATGGAACTGTGCAAAGAAAGGCGGTAGAGACTCTGACCAAGCCGGAATTGAACCAACCTATCAGGACAACTGGTTCACAATCGGTGAAAATCTATTCAAGGCATATGCAACAAGAGACCAGGTATTCATTGATGACCTGTTGCGTGACCTCAAAGATGAAAAAACATCTGCTGAACAAATCGCAAAGAAAGTTGACGCCTATATGTCCAAAAAGAACAAACCATGATGCACATATTTGTGCAACATTCAGACTGACACAAATCAACCGTCTATGATATATTAATATATAAAGAGAGGAGAATATACCATGGGCATGAAAGAAAACACAAAACAATATGACACACTCACCAACTGTGAGTTCATAGATGATCAGATCCGACTCTGCACATCTTTTGACCAAGTCAACAATATATCATTCAAGTTCACAAATAACAAGTTTGGGGCTATTTGTCAGAACATCATTACATTTGACACAGAGGCTTCTTCAGGCTTCTATGACAAAGAGAAGCAAGTAGTCAGGGGATTTTCTCATGGCAACGCCAACAGATATCTCCATGACCTTGTACACCGCTATATCCTTGTATCAATCACATATGTTTGGATGTGTGCTATTGAAGATGCTTCTGATGGTCGTATCTATGTGTTTATAGGACGCACGGAAGAAGAGTACTGGGAGTTCATTATGAAACTCAACACAGAGATCCGTCTTCAATCCGGTGTGAGAAAAAAGAAGAACTGTAAGTACTTTACATATGTTCACAATCTCTCTTATGATTTTGGAAACTTCCTCAGAAATGTGTTTGGTGATGAACACTTCTCTGTTTTTGCACGGTCTGAAAGAAAACCCATCAAGGCACACATCAAGATGCATGGTGTCACAATTGACTACAGATGCACACTGTTCCTGACACAAAAGTCACTCGAAGATTGGTGTAAGGATGAAGAACTCACTGTGTCAAAGTTGAAAGTCAGTGAGAACTTCTATCTTGCTGTCAGAACACCATTGACTCCAATTTTCAACGGACCAGACGGCGACACCATGAAAGAATACTGTGTTGCCGATGTTGTATCTATGGTCTATGGTATGGAAAAGTACCGCACAAAGTACTACACACTGGAAAACATACCCATGACCGCAACAGGCGAAATCAGACGCCGTGTCCGTGAGATGGCTGCACAGAATCCAGACTATGCCCTGAGATGCTATGTGCTTGCAGAGTCATACTCACATGAACTCATCTGTCAGTTGATGAAATGTTTTCAGGGTGGATGGACACATGCCAATGCAACTTATGTCAACCGACTCATCAAGCCCCTTGACGGATACTTTCTGACCGGGTTTGACTTCTCATCATCATACCCTGCATGTTTGTGTTCAGGCAAGTTCCCGGTGTCTGTATTTACGACAGAAGACCCTAATGACTTTGACAAGTTTGAAGCATTAGACCCCAACCACGCTGACAAGTGTTGGTTTGCAAAATTACGCATCACCAAAGTTGACTCAAAGTTGCAGAACAGCTACTGGTCTTTCTCAAAGGTTGAAGATGAGAAAGAACTGGGAGAAGTTGCCAACAACAAGATTGATGACATTGGATATGCAAACGCTGAGTGTGTGCTTGACAATGGGCGTATCCGCAAGTGTAAGGCAATGACAGCATGGATGACCAATCTTGACTGGGATACTTTCAAAAAGTGCTACTACTTTGATGATGTTGAGTGCTTGACACTGTACTCTGCTGACTATGACTATCTTGACAAGCCCCTGATTGATTTGATCCTTGACGCGTATGTTGACAAGACCGCACTCAAAGGAATCAAAGATGCAAAGTCCAAGTACAGACTGCAAAAGGTGTTCATCAATAGTGTGTACGGAATGATGGTTACAAAGATACTTTGTCCTATGATTCATTTTGGTGTGTTTGATGAAGTTGATGAAGATGGAAATCTTGTCTATGATGAAGACGGCAACATAGTTCAGAAGATCGGTTGGAACAAAGTTGACGCAACAGAAGAAGACTATGAAAAACTCTTGTCAAAGATGAAGCCTGAAACAGCCATCACTGCATATGCATGGGGTGTGTGGTGTACAGCACATGCCCGTTGGCGACTTTTCAACGGTGCTATCATTCCACTGGATGAACACATCTGCTACTGTGATACAGACTCAGCAAAGGGATTGTTCACCAAAGAAGACATTGACAAGATAAAACAGTTCAATGACTGGGTTGTAAATGAGTGCAAACTGTGTGCAAACGCTCGCGGTATTGATATTGATAAGTATTCACCAAAGACCATCGAAGGTGTTCCCAAGCCACTCGGAATCTTTGACCTTGACGGCAAGCCACTTGCAGATGGATTTTCAATCTATAAAGAGTTCAAGACACTGGGCGCAAAGAGATACGCATATGAAGATATTGACGGCGTACACACAACAATTGCAGGTCTTCCCACAGAAGCCGGCAAGAAAGTTATCAAGAAAGTGGATGACCTGTCAAACAAATGTGTGTGGAACACAAAACAGTCAAAGAAAAAATGTCACTATTACAACGACAGCCAACCCACATGCAAATGGGTTGACTGTAATGGGCAAGTATATATATCACATCAGAGATACGGTGTCGCTATTCTTCCAACAACATTTGACCTGTCAATCAAGCCTGAGTTTGAAGCATTCATCAAATGGATTGGCGGTGTGAATGATGACAACTGGGTAAAAGATGACTACAACTATGAAGACTATGCTTAAGCAAGCAAGTCAACAAGCATGTTCTGACACCCACAGTCTTGTACCCTCATTCTTCCCTTGTAGTACATGTCACGCATCCTCTTGTACATGGGTTGAAGTTTTAACTGGGGCAAGGTTGTGGGTTTTTCAGGGTCAGTTGCATACACATATTTAACATGTTTGTCAATCTTCCTGCTGATGTACCAAAGGTTCCCATACTCAAGCAGACCATACATGTCACCCATATATTCAATAGTGCACAAATACAGACCGCGCCCTGTCGGCTTCATAACAAGTGCACCATCATCATTGATCCACAAGTTGTTCTTTCTCTTTGACTCATGAGCCTGCAATGCCACATGGAATGGATTGGACTTGTGCTTCTCTGCAAGACCTTTCACAAACACCTGTTCAAACACAACACCTTTTCCACGATAGAAAGCGGTGTTGCTCTGTATCTTTGTGTTGAGTCCAAGTGCGGTGAAATACGGGTTGCCAAGTGATATTGTGTTACTTGCAAGGATGATGGGAACATACCTGCTCTGTTCACCATCACCACGGGCTACAGAGTCAAACAGTATGGTCAACAGTTCAATCTCATCTTTCAGATATGTGCTGTTTTGCATGGGCTGGAACTCATCAAAGAACATACGCTGTATATGTACAAACGCACTGGAACATCTTTTCAACTTCTTCTCTGCCTGTCTTATCGGCAATACGAATCCACACAGTTGATCTGTCTTCTCTTCACCCTCACCCAACATCAGATGTATCTCACTGTAAGCCCCTTTCTGTGCTATTAACTCACGGACAGTGTACTTTGGGCGTTCATCGTCAAAACAACTGTTATCAAGATATGAGTTCAGAATACCGCTTGCAACTCTTCCCAAGTCACTCACATCACGGCAAAGGAGAGCAAACTGCTCCCCTTTCTGAATGAACTGTTGCAACAGATAACGGCTGAAAAATGTACTCTTACCGGGTCCTCTTTCGCTTGAACAAGCAATGATCCAACCCGGTTTGTTCCCGTCACAGTCAAGAGCGTTCATCAAATATGTTCCGTCATAATATTTTTCATACACATGACTCATACTTTATACTCCTTTATGATACTGTCTTTGTATCCTGCTTCTTTCAATTGAAGCTGTTTTGTCACAGCGTTGTGGTACTCTCTAAAACTACCAACCTGCACTTTCCAGAATGTGCCCTCTTGAAGTACAAATGCCTCAAATCCTTTTGCCTTTAACTGGTTGCAGAGTTTTGTTGCGTTGCCTTTCTTTGAGAATGCCCCAAGCTGTACCTTATAACAAACATTTTGAGGTGCAACATATGTACCAGAAGCCATCGCCTTTTTCACATCTTCAACAAGCTGTGTCATCCTTTTGTGAAGATACGGACCCGGACACGCCGTTGCCGCAAACATCTGATGTTCTGTGAATGTTCCACGCAAGTCACCTGTGTAGGATGGCTTGATGTTATGTCTTTTACAGATGTCAGCACACAACAGAACAAGCGACTGCCATGCCTTGTCTGATATCTTCCAGTCAGGGGCTCCCGTGCTGTTTGCCACTTCTATTGTGACAGCACAAGCATCATTCTCACCGCCTTTTCCGGGGAATGGAACATACTTTGTTGCCTTTCCACCACTTGTCCACGCCCTGTCTGACTCACGCACCATCTGACTCACTACACCATCATTTGAGATGCCATAGTTTGAAGATGCCTTGCGGTCACCATTGAACATTCTTGCAAGTTGCTGTGGGGTGTTAGACCCTGCTTGATGATGTACTGTGATTCTTTTTACAACTTTGTTGTCCATGTGGGTGAAGTTCTTCACCCAATAGACATATGTTGCTAAATAGCTGTCACCACTCATTTGTCTTCTCCTTTCCCAACGAGTTTAAGAATGATGTCAAGTTTCTCAGTAAAGAGAGATATCACCCTGTTATTCTCATTGACCACCTCTGTCATCTTCTTCAGTGTCTCGTCAATCTTTTCATCCCTCTTGTCCATTACCTTTGTCAGATACCAGAACATCCCAATGCAACAAACAATAGGGAATCCAACTGATGTGATAAGGGTTGTGATTGTGTTTGCGTCCATTTTTGATCTCCTTTCAGATTATGTTGCGACATGCCTGATTTGTCATTGAAGCAAACATCTCTGCTGTGAGTTGTGCCCCGTTGACCTGTACATTGTTATATGAAGCATAGTTGTTTGTTGCTGTCACATAATAAGTCAGTGCAGGCTTATCTGGGTTGTTATAGTTATTATAGCACACACTGAATGCTGTTTCAAACTCTCCATAGATAGAACTGTTTGCTCCCCAATAATTCAAAGGGATGCCAAGATTCAACATGTTGTTGAGGTCATATGGTGACCTGTAGTTCATGAATGACAGTGTGGGTGCATTGTTCACGGGCATATATCCGATGTATTCAAGGTCAGTGCTGACAGAGTTGTATGCGTACAGATACATGTTTGTGAAGTCAGGCCATGCCCCAACATCGATCTTCTCAAATCCGTCACCACTCTTCTTGTCAACATGAGGGAACATTGAATCACGCCCAACAGCCTGTGGGGCGACAGGATAGATACTTGACCCAACCACTACCATGTTGCCCGGTGCAAGTTTGAGTCCTGACAAAGAGTCGCCGTTGGTCTGTACTTTCATCAGGATCACTTCTTTCTCATCGTCAATGTATGTATAGACAGGTGAGAATGCACTTGATGGTGTCTCTACAAATGAGTATGCATTTGTGTGAGGCATCCACAGTTCATTGAAGTACACGGGCACATCACTTACGGATGGGGCACCACTTCTGCCCCACCCTCTGCCAATTATTGGTATGCTGTTTACACCGCCTTGTATCATCATGTCAAATCTGCTCCATTTATAAACTGAACACCGCCGTCAAACATTGTTCTGAGATAGTCAGCAACATCCTTTGACGGGTGACCTACTTTCAATCCCTCTGTCTTGATGTATGTGACATTATAGCCACCGACAGACCACCATGAGGGTTTGTCCTCATCTTCTGTTGCACTGAACTTGAGTACACGGGGAATGTCAATTCTTCTTGAGGCAAGACCAAAGGCGTCAAAGTATTTGTCATACAGTGCTATGATTTCATCACGCAACTTGATATGAACAAGTACAAAGTCCACGAAAGAACCCAAACTGTAAAGTCCACGCCCGTCACCTGTGCCTGCATGATACTCATAGCCATAGGCACGTTTTGTCTGTGCCATGTTCTTATACAGTAAAGTGTTCTCGATGTTGGCAAGTGACAGGTTGTCAGCCTCATTTTCAAGTTCTCTCTGTGTCCTCAACTGGTTCTGTTGATCTGTCATCACTGCAAGTGAGCGCGCCTGTTGTCTTTCCATTGCGTCAAATCCAACAGCACTTGATACAATACCAACAGGATTGATAGAACCGCTTGCACCTGCCTCAACAGCCTTTCCAACCATTCCCACAACACTGCCTGTGAAAGAGTCCATGACACCCTGCTTTTGTGCTTCAATCTTGTATGCTTCAACATCTGCAGCGTGCTGATTGACCTGAGTTGCACCGCGCAAGTTTGCAGCGTTTGCACTTGCAAGTGCTGTCAAGAAGCTGTCTGTTGCATAAGGCATTTCAGGGAACTGGTTGATCTCTATTCTTTCAGCATAGTTGTATGCTCTCCAGAATGCACGGGCAAAAAGTGGATAGTCATCCTCACTTCTTCCCATGTTGTCAATCTTGTATCCCATAGGCATTGCGGTCATAGAGATAGACAGGTTGATGTCTGATGTGATACCAAACTTGACATTGTCATTTCCATCCCTTGCAGACTTGAAGTTTTCGTATGCATAAGACTTGCGGTCACCAAAAGGTGTGAGCAGGTCAACACGGGCATATGGTGCGCGACACAACTTCTTGTGTCTTGCTGTGATACCGGACGCTGTGCCTGTCTGTTTGTATACAGGAATAATGTGACCGGACGCCTTGTTGTTGTCGTCATACTGCACACTTGACAGTATCACATAGAGAGGTGCTTTGTAGATACCAAGAATGTTTCCGTTGGATATCTGCACATGCTTGATGATTTCACTCATGAGAGGAACAGTCAAGTTGTTAGCATCTACAATTGTCTGGTCTTCTTCAAAGATATAGCATGAATACGCCCTTGCAATACGGCTCTTTGGGAACACATATTTCTTCATGGGGTCTGTCGGACTCGGTAAAGACAAGATGTTGGCTGTCTTTGTTGACACCCAGATCTTCTCAACTTCTGTGTTGGTTCCATCCCACATGAGGGCGTTGTGGTTCTGTGAGTTGCTGTTGTTGTCTGTCAGATAGTTTTCAAGGTTAGTCCACCACTGTTCTTCTGTGGTTGATATTGGTGTGAATGGTGAGATGCAAACAATGTTCATCCATCCCTTGATGTCTTGGAATGTCTCATCATCCCATGTCTGTTCAAACAGCTTCATGTTTGTTGTGCCGTCAATGGTGTAGTTTGGCTCTTCCAACTCATCAGACATTGGCAAGTCTTCCGGGGTGTCAAAGTCAATGAGGTCTTCATCATATGGGTTGGCTGTTGCCTTTGTCACATCAGCAAGCGACTCTGACTCTCTCACAATAGCAGAGTCAAAGTAAGTTGCCTCATGACCATATGTCAACCACTTGTCAATTGCAAACTCTATCTCTGTGGTCTCGTTGTTTACATAACGTACATCTGTCACTCTTGCATAGTATGTGACATTCTCAAAAGAGGGGTTCACAAAAGAAATATAAGGACACTGTCTTGCCTGTGCAACAGTGCAAGCAACACGAAGTCTTGTCTGACTATGTTTCACATATTGACACGGCGTTGACTGTTTGAGGATATGTGACGCAAAATAGGCGTCCTGTGCAGACTGTGTCTTAAAATACAGTGGATTAGTTGTTGGGATATTATTGTGAAGTGTTATTGTTGAAGCTGGTACAATATACATATTGTTCTCTCCTTTCAAAAAAGAAGACCCACAACAACTGCATAACCATTGGGATTCGCCCTATGTGAACACTGTGAGCACCAGTTAAGGTGGATTGTCCTCACATGAGTCACAGGTACACATGCTGTCGTGGCATCTTCCATATGTACATATTAGCACATATTAGTGTTGTTTGTCAATTTTCATCATCCTCATTGACCTTTGCTTCCAGTTCTTTCACTCTGTTGTCAAGGTCAATCACAGCCTGCTTGAGGATGTAGATGTCTTCAAAGTACGACATTGCTTCCTCAAATGATGTGGGGATGATGAGTCTTGGTATAAATCCTTTCGGTGTGTCTGCCATAGTGTTTCCCTCCTTAGAAAAGTTTGACGTCAACATGTTGCAACTGAGCTGTTAAAGCTTCCATCAGTGAAGTTCCATCATAGTTAAAAATGTTTCCTAATGTGATACTATATGGAGTCATCATTGTAAAATCAAGGCGGTCGCTATTTCTGTTTATAAGGTTAAGTTGTACATTCAACCTTGTTGAAAAGAAATAGACAGGATAGGTCGCTGGACCAAGTTTGGTGTACTGCATTCCCACACCCTGAATTGACGGCGCAAAAAGATTCTGATTGGCATAAAAGTTGTTGATGAACAGCGTTGTGTGTGTGTTCATCATTGGATAGTAGTAATTGGACGCGCCAGTACGGAATCCATTAAATGACCATGTAGCCTCAATGTCAATACACTTCAAATCTTTCAACAGATTGCAAGCTGTATTGTCTGTTGTGAGTACAGTGAACAATCCATTGTTATAAGCCGCAACATTAACGTGTGCATTGTTGCTCTTGAAGTTGTAAGTTCCAACAGTATTGCCCGGCATCTGATACCATGAAAATGCAAAAGATGAGCCGTCTTTGCCGTTGACACCATTGACACCGTTTGTGCCATTATATACAGTGAATGAGTTCAATGTACCATCTGCCTGATATATGTCTACTAAATAACCATAGCTATATTCAGATACCTCAATAGTCGGTGAGTTTCCGGGCTGTCCGGGCTGTCCGGGGTCGCCAGGGTCACCCTGATAGCCTCTGGGTCCGCGATTTCCATTCATGACATTGAAAGACTGTGTGCCATTTGCATCTGTGATGTTTAACTGATAACCGTTTGTGATTGAAGTGACTTCAACAACAGGTGAAAATCCGTTGCTTCCGTTGACACCGTCGGCACCGTTAGCTATAAAGTATAACGATTCCCATCCATTAGCCTCATGAACAATCATGTTGTATCCAGAGTTGTCAGACCTTGGTATCATTTCAATAGTCGGTGAATTACCATTGGCACCGTTTGAACCATTTCTACCATTTCTTCCATCCATCACATTGAAAGACTGTGTGCCGTTTGCATCGGTGATATTTATTTGATTACCACCCTCAATTGCTGTTACTGTGACAACAGGGGAGAAGCCGTCATTGCCGTTGACACCATTGACACCATTGACACCATTGACACCATTGACACCATTGACACCATTGACACCATCCAACACATTGAATGTCTGTGTGCCGTTTGCATCGGTGATGTCAATCTGATGTCCATCAGTGATTGGTGTTATGTTAACTATAGGTGAGAAGCCGTCATTTCCGTTCACACCATTTGCACCATTCACGCCATTTTGACCTGCAGGACCTGTGATGTTTACAGGGTCAGGTGCATTCTCACTCATACTTCTCTGCCAAGACACCCAACCATTCTCATTCACATTTGGAAGCCAAGCGATATTTGATACAGAATTACCACCACCGCCTGTTGTGGAGATGACATTGCCGTTGATCTCTATTCCGTTGCCCGGTGTCAACTTGTCCTGCTTGCTGTTGTTCAGAACACCAATCTGCTGATTCATTGACACAAGAGAGTTGCCGATGTTCATAACATCGTTTGTGAGGTTGATGAGTTCAGTTCTCACATTGTTGATACGCAAGCCCTGTATAGTCACACGGTTCTCAAGCGTGGTCATTCTGGTGTTGAGTTCATTTATCTGGTTGTCATAATTTCCACCGCCGTTGCCGTTGACTATCATGTTGAATAACAGGTGCAAATCCTCAAAATAGGAATATGCATCTGCATATGATTCAGGGATGATAAGTCTTGCTCTTAATTCATCTAAGTAGTCCATTTTTGTTCTCCTTTCTTTAAATTATGAGTGAAAAACAAGGGTCAAAGATTTCCCATATCTTTGACATGAACGGGATTGTCTGCAACAATACTTCATTTGACAACTCATAGTCAACATACTCATCTTCTGACTGACCACTGTTTGTCTTTGAGCCGGTGTTGTTGCTGTTTTCCTCTCCTGTCGATGTATTGACCTCATCAGAGTTTCTCTGATTGTCATTCTGCTTGAAAGAAGAAGCGACATCATTAGAGTTGCCACTTGCATCACGCTGTGACAAGTCACTGTGTGAGGCGTCACGATCTGAACTGTGTGAACCCTCATTGTGCGACACACTGCTGTTTGCATTGTTGCTATCATCATGATGTGCATTTACATTCTCATTTGTTTCACTGTTTACGCCGTCAGCAATTGTTGTTCCGTCAGAGAGTGCACCACTTGACAAATAGTTGTACTGTGCGTTGTGTACTGCACTCACGCCCATTCCGGACACATCAACATTTGGATTTCTTATTGCAGACAGAGTGCCCTGCGTTGTATCAAGTGCACCAGTCACACTATTTGCTCTGTTGTCGTTGTAATTAGCAGAGGAAGAAGACCCGTTGTTGTTGTCAGTTGCATTGTTATCAGCAACATTTGTTGAAGCGTTGGTGCTGTCATCTGCTGTCTGATCTGACATAGCATCATTATTGACACCAGTGTTCACAACAGCCTCATTGTGTGCATTTGCGTTTGAACCCTGTGATGTGTTCAGCTCTGTTGCGCTGTCATCATCAGTGAGTTTCTTTGCACTGCTGTCATTGTGCAGACGGTCATTGATATCAACATGTGATTCAACATTGTTGTCAGCGCGTGTGCCTCTGTGCACTTTGTAGTTGGCAAACACCTGTTTGTCTAAGTCTGCAAAGATTTCATTGATGTACTCACTGTTGTTGTAGATTTTTTCTGCAAGAGAGATTTTCCAAAGAGGGATAGTCTCTTGTCCGATCTCTCTTGCAAAATAGTGGAGAGAGAACCCGGTGACAAATCTTTGTCTGATGTTTTCATCTAAAGTACTCAAAGGTGCTGAGTTGAATACAGTTTCCATTGAAGCATTATACAGACCTGCAAGTGTGTTGAGGTCATAGTCATGTGTGTTGCTTCTTAATATTTTGTAGAGTGGTGTTGTAAGGTTAGACATATCTATTCTCCTTTCACTCATCAAAGATGTCAGGCTTGCTGAGTGCGTCTGTCACTGCCATATAGTCTGACATGTTAGACCTTGCAAGGTCACGCAAGTCTGTCATCATGTACGCCTCAAGAGGGGTTCCGCCGTTGTAAGAAGCAAAGTCATGAAGTTCATTCAACTTGTTCAGTGCTTCATTTCTCTGAATGAGCCTGATGTCCTGTCCTACTTTAGCCTCTCCCATGTCGTTTGTGACTTCTGCATTGTTCATGCGCTCCCTTTTGTCGTTCTTGGGATTCATTCCAAAGTCAGCCTGAAACATATCCCAAATGCGGTCAAACAGATCCATCATCTCAATGCCCTTGAAGTCAACCTTTGTATCAAGTGTTGTAATACTTTCCGGGTCAAATGTTCCCTTTTTCAAGGTCAACACATTCTCAAATCCATCAATCTTCATCATGATGTTCTCATATGAAAGTTTGGTGTCAGAGTCTGTCAGTACAATGTAAGGTGTTCTCTGCTGTCTGAGATTGCTTCTCAATGTCTGGTATGTCTCATACATAAGTTTAGCATAGAACTTGATTGTAGGCAACATGGGTTTGAGTGATGGATTGTCATAAATGATTTCCCACTCATCAAACTCAATGTTGACAGTGGATGGTGCAGGAAGACCGGCTGTGCCTCTGACAACAGTTGATTTTCCGTATCCTCTGATGTCTGTTGGATAGTTATAGATATCAAGATATCCAAGAGATGTATAGGGAACTGACACCCAAAAATTACATCCTTTCGGACGACCAATTGCGACAGATCCATTTCTTAACAAGTTGAGTTCCATGGTGCGTCTGTCCATGGTTGCGGTGAGTCCTTTGTATCCGATTTGAGAAAGTACGATTCTCACCATTCTGTCAAAGAAGTGGTTGTAGATGTCACTGTTTTGGATTATCAGATAGTATTCATGTTTACTTATTGACTTAGCCATACTTTTCTCCTTTTATTAAAAAGACCCACCACCCGTAGTGAGTGGTGGGCATTGTTGGGGGTTATCACTGAGTCACCGTCACAGTGCATGTGTCAGTGTAGGTCTGACCATAAGCGGTGATGGATGCGGTGATTGTTGCTGTACCGGCTCCCACACCAGTCACAACGCCGTCTTCAACGGTTGCAACAGTTGCATCACTGGAAGACCATGTGATTGTTGCATCAGACGGAACAACGCTTGCGTCAATTTCAGTCGTGCCTGCAACTGCAACAGACGCTGTGCTGTCAATCTCAATTCCCGGCTGTTCATCCGTGAAGAAGATTGCGTTTGCAAACTCGTTGTAGGAGTAGATGTGCCATGTGTGTAAGAACAACAGGCGGTTGCGGTGCAACTCATCATACTTTGAATCAGTTGCATACAGGCGGTCAAAGATCATGAAGAAGTCCTGATCAAGGATTGCGCCCTGTACATGCGACAGAGATTCAAGTTCTGCCTCTGTGAACTTAGTGTATCCCGGAATGTCTTTGTTTGCTACCATTTCATCAAGGATAGCATACAGACCGGTAAGTTCAAGAGAAGTGAAGCCAAAGGTGTTGATGTTCTCGCGTTGAGACATGAACTGCTTGAACTCAAGATTGTAAGCCGCAGCGAGTGAGTTGACATTTATAACAGCTGTGCTGTGGTTTGTAGTGAAGAACACCTGTTCATCAATCGGTGTGTGGTTTTCAACGCCGTAGATGTTGAGATCAGTTGCAAGGGCTGTCATGTCAAGAGATACCTCTTTCATGATAGTCAGTGCAGCGTCACTGTTTGCAGCGTTCAGCGTAGGGATGAGGCGGTGTGCACTCGGATTGTCAAGATATGCTCTTGCAAGTACCCACTTCATCAGTATCCACTCATACTTCTCAGCAGAGTCATAAAGACGCTGTACGATGGTATCACGAAGATTACCAAATCCACCCTCTGTCTTGAATGCAAGACTCAGCTGATCCTCATTGATTCTCTCACGGAATACAATACGGCTGTTGACAGGGTGATATGTTGTGTAGTAGTCAGGGTCCTTTACCGCGTACACATCACCGGGAGATGACGGGTCAGGGGTGAAGCCCTCAGGCTTGAGGAATCCCACATACATGTTCTCAATCATTTCACCAAAGTCACCAATAGGACCTTTCTTAAAACGACCAAGTTTGTTCTTGTACGAACGTACACGAACCCATGTGTCAATGATTTTGTTAAACTGACCGGTGAACTGGTTGATAAACTCACCAGAACCCATAACGACATTACCATATGCAACTTTGTCACCCTCTGTTTTAACAAGGGGAGTCTGTGCACGGAACATTCCACCGATTTCATTTCTGATGGCGTTCAGTATGTCGTAGTCAGACTGTTGAAGTGCAACGGAAGTTGGCTTATACATACTCATTCTCCTTTCTTTTCTTCATCATCGTCAGATGCTTCTTTTTCTGTGAAGTCTGTTATGATGTCCTGTAAACTAATGCTCTCTGCAGGGTCAGATGCTTCTTCTTCTGCAGGTGACTGGATTTCAGAGGCACCAACATCTTCAATGGTCACCCCAGATCCGTCTGACAGAACTTCTGCTTTCTTATTTCCAAAGAAAGCGGCAAGGTATCTGTCATTCCATGATTTGTTGATTTCATCGATCTTTGCCTGATCCACATCAACATCTTTGTCTATAGCCTGTATTGACTCAATAACGGAAGCAGAGTCATCACGACCATCAAGCAAAGGTTGAAGAATAGGCTTTAATTCCTCAAGATTGATCATGTTTTACTCCTTTCTGATGTTTATAGATACATTACCCCTACCCATGCTGTCTGACAGGCTGTTTGTAAGGACGGTACTCACAGCACTCATCACTTCGCTTTTGTCGCCCTTGACCACAGTGGTTGTAGGAGAGAGAGGCATATTATCTTGCCCCGTTTCAGAAAATACAGTTGCGATCATTTTATACATAGCACATGCCTCCTTTGATTAACATAATAACAATG